ATGTCGATGCTAGAAGACTTCTGGCTCCCAAGAAGAGAAGGTGGACGTGGTACAGAGATCACTACGTTACCAGGTGGACAGAACCTAGGTGAGTTAGAGGACGTAAAGTATTTCCAGAAGAAACTTTATCGTGCGCTTAATGTACCTGAGTCTCGTCTCGAATCAGAATCAACATTTAACTTAGGTCGTGCTGCTGAAATTACCAGAGATGAAGTTAAGTTTCAGAAGTTTGTTACCAGACTTCGTAAGAAATTCTCTGAGTTATTCCACGATTTACTTAAAACACAATTAGTGCTCAAAGGTATTATCTCCCTCGAAGAGTGGGATGATATGTCAGAGCATATTCAATATGATTTCATTGCTGACAATTACTTTAGTGAACTTAAGGAGAAAGAAATTCTCACTGAGCGTCTAAATCTATTGACTGCAATGGATCCATATGCAGGTAGGTACTTTAGTTTAGACTATCTTCGTCGTCAAATTCTTAAGCAGACTGATGCTGAGATTAAATCAATTGACAAACAGATGAAGAAGGAAATAGATGAAGGTAAGTTACCAGACCCTGCATCAATCGATCCCGCAACTGGTATGCCAATGGAAGATCCTATGGGTCAAGGAATGGAAGAAATGCCAGAAGATATGGGTCCAACTGGAGTGCAAGCAATTGCCCCAGGGGACTATAAACGCGGGGAATTCTAAATAGTACTGATTGAGGATTAATTATGCCAAGTGATGTCGCTATGGATGTCGTTAACAAACTGTTTTCTGGATCTAAAGATCTCAGTACAGAAGTTGACAAAGCAATGATGGCCTTTTCTGCCGATGCAATTGATGCAAAGAAGAAAGAGATGGCTAAATCATTTTTAGATACACCGCCCGAACCAGAAGAGGAGCAATCTACAGATGAAACTGATAACGGAACAGATTGAAGACGTTCAAATTCTTGAAGAATCCACCAAGGATGGCAAGAAGAATTTGTATATCGAAGGTACTTTCCTTCAGGGTAACCTAAAAAATAGGAATGGTAGGTACTATCCTATCAATACTTTGGAGCGTGAAGTAAACAAGTACAATGAATCATTCGTTAAAAGTGGTAGAGCACTCGGCGAACTTGGTCACCCTGATGGTCCAACAGTAAACTTGGATCGTGTGTCTCACTTAATTACTTCACTAGTGAGAGAAGACACGAATTTCAAGGGTAAGGCAAGGATTCTGGATACCCCTATGGGTAACATTGCTAAGAACTTACTTGGTGAAGGAGTTAAGCTTGGCGTTTCTTCTCGTGGTATTGGATCACTGAAGGAACAAGATGGATGCAAAATGGTCGCTGATGATTTCATCCTTGCTACAGCAGCAGATATCGTTGCTGATCCTAGCGCACCAGATGCCTTTGTTAATGGCATTATGGAAGGGAAGGAATGGGTATGGCAAAATGGTGCCATATTAGAATCAGAATTAGAGCGTGCTAAACGTCATCTTGACAATGCACCATCACGCAAAGCCCTGGAAGAGAGAAAGCTTTCCGCGTTCTCCCATTTCCTTGGATCTTTGTAATGTATAAATATTTTTAGCAAAACAGCTATGTACGAAGGAGACACAACAATGTCCGAAGAGAATACTGAAGTAAAGGTTACCGAAGAACAGGAAGTCACCGAAGCAAAATTCGACGGTGCCGTTGCTGATGGTTCAACCTTAGGATCTGTAGAAGTTTTGGGAGGACCAACTCCACAGAACTCTAAACCCGATGATGAGTCTAATAAATTGAAGGCTCCTTCACAGACACAGGCTTCACCACCTAAAACAAAGCCAAGTGCGGCTTCTGGTCAAAAAGCAGAATTCAGCACGAAGGGTGATGTTCAGGCAGGTGTTGAGCTTGAGGGTGAAAACCTTATAGAGGTTGATGTTACTGCTGATGTTGAGGCACTCACCAATGGTGAAGACCTTAGCGAAGAGTTCAAAGCAAAGGCAGCAACAATTTTCGAAGCAGCAGTTGTTTCGCGTCTCAATGAAGAGTTAGACAAGGTACACGAAGAGTACTCTAAAACTCTCAATGAGGAAGTAGAAAAAGTCAAGTCCGAGCTTGCCGAACAGGTAGATGAGTATCTAACCTATTCAGTACAGCAGTGGATGGATAAGAACAACCTAGCAATTGAAGCAGGACTGAAGTCCGAGATTGCTGAGTCAGTTGTATCAGGACTTAAAAAAGTATTCGTCGAGAACTACATAGAAGTTCCCGAAGAAAAAGCAGATATCATCAACGAGATGGCATCTGAGCTTGATTCAATGGAAGCAAAACTCAACGAGCAAGTATCAAACAACGTTGAACTCACCAAACAAGTTGGCAGCTTTGTCAAGAATGGGATTGTGAAAGAGATCTCCGAAGGTCTAGCATCTACTGAAAAGGAGAAGCTAGAGAGTCTCGCAGAAGGTGTTGAGTTTGAAGATGAAGAGTCATTCCGCAGCAAGGTTAACCAGCTGAAGGAATCTTATTTCCCAAGCAAGCCTGCAGCAGGTACCGAAACGGTAGCTGAAGATGCAGAGCCTGTTGTGGACACAGATATGACGGAATCGATGACTAAGTACGTCGATGCTCTCCGTCGCTGGACTAAGTGAGATTTAGTCAAACCTTTTAAATAAAAACTACTTTTAGGAAAAAAAGCAATGTTCAATGCAGAACAGTTGCAGGAAAAGTGGAACCCCGTTCTAGAAGCCGATGGTGTTGATAACATCAAGGACAATTATAGAAAGGCCGTTACCGCAGTCCTGCTCGAAAACCAAGAAAAATTTCTCAGAGAGGAGGCTGGTGTACTAACTGAAGCCGCTCCTACTATGAGTGCAGGTACAGGTGGTTTTACCGCTGGTAGTACCGCAACTGGTCCAGTTGCTGGTTTCGACCCTGTTTTGATCAGTCTGATTCGCCGTAGTATGCCTAAGCTAATTGCTTATGACATCGCTGGTGTTCAGCCAATGACTGGTCCTACAGGATTGATCTTCGCAATGCGTTCACGCTACGGTACCAACCGTACTGGTGGAGCTGAAGCATTCTTCAATGAAGCTGATACTGAGTTCTCTGGAGAGAACGCAGCAAGCGATCTAGGAAGAACAGCACAGTCTGGATCTAACCCAGGTCTTCTTAACGACAGTGGAACCTACAACACTTCAGAAGGTATGCCAACGGCAGAATCTGAAGCATTAGGTGATGCTGCTGGAAACCAATTCGCTGAAATGAACTTCAGCATTGAGAAGGTTACCGTAACTGCTAAGTCACGTGCCCTCAAAGCTGAGTACAGTTTAGAATTGGCTCAAGACCTCAAAGCCGTTCACGGTTTGGATGCAGAGTCCGAGCTAGCAAACATCCTCTCAACAGAGGTTCTTGCTGAAATCAACAGAGAAGTTGTTAGATCTGTATACAAGGTTGCAAGACCTGGTGCTCAGAACAACACTGCTACTGCTGGAATATTCGACTTAGATGTTGACTCCAATGGTAGATGGTCTGTTGAGAAGTTCAAAGGTCTTCTCTTCCAGATTGAAAGAGATATGAACGCAATCGGGCACGAAACTCGTCGCGGAAAGGGCAACATATTGATTTGCTCTGCTGACGTTGCTTCTGCACTATCAATGGCTGGTGTACTTGATTACACACCTGCTCTTGCTGGTAATAGCAACCTACTTCCAGACGACAACAGCAGCACCCTTGCAGGTACTCTTAACGGTCGTATCAAGGTCTATGTTGACCCTTACTCTGCTAACGTTAGTGATCGTCACTACTATGTTGGTGGGTACAAAGGATCTTCTGCCTATGATGCTGGAATATTCTACTGCCCATACGTTCCACTACAGATGGTACGTGCAGTCGGACAAGACACCTTCCAACCAAAAATCGGATTCAAGACTCGTTATGGTCTTGTTGCTAACCCCTTCGCTGAAGGTACCGATCAAGGACAGGGAGATCTCGATCCTAATAAGAACCGCTACTACAGACGTGTTCTTGTTGACAACCTTATGTAAGAAGCATATATTCTTACTTCAAGACAAGAGACCCGCAAGGGTCTCTTTTTTTGTCTATAATTATAAATATAACTGTCGAATGGTACCGAGAGATGAACGGTAGACTAGATAAAGTTACAATGACTGCTAAGCTCACACGTCTTAAAATCGAGCTAGCTGATAAATGTAAAAGAAATGAGATGGGAGAATGGGAGTGTATAGGTGCAGATAAGTATCTCAACAAAGCACTCGATGTTCTAGAAGAGTTTTATATGTAAGCTAAATAGTGGTGGACGGATGACCACTAAAATAGTTAATGTCTTTCACATCGCAAATCGCTAATAGGAATTTCTTAAGTCCAGGTGGCTTCCGCTTCACATTGGGTAAGTATCCTAAGGTGGCATATTTTGCTCAAGCAGCTAATATTCCAGGTATATCAGTAGGTGAGGTTCAACAACCTACCCCTTATCGTACAACTTTTAGAGAAGGTATGATGACCTATCAACCATTCTCCTTAAGGTTTATGGTGGATGAGGATCTTGAAAACTATATGATAATGCATAACTGGATGAGAGGTCTGGCCACTCCTGATAATTATGCAGAGCGTGAGAACCTAGATACCGTTGAGATGAATAGACCTTCTGCTCAGCTTGGTAATTTAAATTATGCTGACGGTACCCTATTTGTTTTAAGTTCTAATTTTCAACCCAAGTTCCAGGTATACTTTAGAGATTTAATTCCTACAAGTTTAACTACTCTAGAATTTGATAGTAATTTATCTGACACAGAATACTTTAGTGCTCAGGTAGATTTCACTTACGTTTCATATCAAGTACAAAATCTAAACGGACAACAAATCTCAAAATTAAAATAATACATTATGGATCCCCTTGAAAATGTGAAGCAGCAATGGGCTGCTGACTGTATCATTGATGATGAGAAATTGGATCAGGAGTCTTTAAAGATCCCTTCTCTTCACGCTAAGTATATGGATTTTTATTCCAAATATAATTTGATACTGGCAGATAATAAGTCGAAACTGAAAATAATATTGCGAGATAAATGGATTTACTATAACGGTAAGGCTTCACCAGAGACTTACAAGGAGAATCCTTTTGACTTAAAAATTCTTAAGGGTGATCTTCAGAAATTTATAGAAGCGGATGATGATATAAGAACACAGGTACTGAGAATAGAGTACTTCGAAACTGTCATAAATTATATTGATGGTATATTGAGGCAGATAAACAGCAGAACGTATCACATTAAAAATGCTCTAGAGCATAGAAGATTTGAAGCGGGATTCTAATGACTGTCATATCAAAAAAGAATGAGGTCTATCTTAGGGTAGATACTGAACAGTATATCCATCAGGAACTGGCAGATTACTTTACATTTGATGTACCTAATGCTGCTTTTCTCCAGAGACAGAGGAGATATAAGTACTGGGATGGTAAGATTCGTCTGTACTCTCCTGGTACTGGGGAACTTTATGTTGGATTATATGATTACTTGATAGAATGGTTGAATAAGAAACGTTATGATTACACTATTAAGGACAGTGAAAACTATGGAAAACCAACCGACACCCTCGATGCCATCACTCCCACAGCAGTATATGGTTTTGTTAGATCTCTGGGTCTGCCTTTTAAGCCAAGAGATTACCAACTACGAGGACTTTATTCAGCTCTCAAGTATAACCGTAGGTTATTATTATCACCAACTGGGTCTGGAAAATCATTTATAATCTATTGTTTAATTCGTTGGCACTTACAATTTAATAGAGAAATACTATTGGTGGTACCTACTACATCGTTAGTAGAACAAATGTATACTGATTTTGAATCTTATGGATGGAAAGCTGAACACTATTGCAATAAAGTCTACGGAGGACACGTCTATGATTCACGGTCTCCTGTGGTCATATCTACGTGGCAGTCTGTCTATAAGGAGCCTAGGAATTTCTTTAACAGGTTTGATGTTGTTATCGGCGATGAAGCGCACCTCTTCAAAGCGAAGAGTTTAACAAAACTTCTCACTAAAATGCACGGTTGTAAGTATCGTGTGGGGTTAACTGGTACCCTAGATGGTACGGAAACCCACCAACTGATACTAGAAGGATTATTTGGACCAGTAGAGCAAGTAATAAGAACAAAACAATTACAGAAAGAAGGACACCTGTCTGATCTAAAGATCAACATCCTAGTGATGAAGCACGTTTACAGAGAATTTGAAACGTATCAGGAAGAAATGGATTATATAGTTTCACACGAAGAAAGGAATAAAATCATCACAGGACTTGCGCGAGACCTCAATGGTAACACGCTTGTGCTATTTAATTTCATCGAAAAACACGGAGACCCATTGTGGGATAGGCTAAATAGTATTAACAAAAGCAAAAGATTATTTTTTGTACACGGTGGAGTTGATGCTGAAGAGCGAGAAGAAGTCCGTCACATATGTGAAGAGACCAATGACGCAATCATCTTAGCTTCTTATGGTACCTTTAGCACTGGTATCAATATCCGTAACTTACATAATGTAATTTTTGCTTCTCCATCTAAATCTAGAATACGTAATTTACAATCAATAGGACGTGCTTTAAGGAAGCACGACTCTAAATCTAGAGCAACCCTATATGATTTCGCTGATGATATTAGTAATGATTCTAGTCATAACGCAACTTTAAACCATTTATTTGCTAGAATAAAGTTGTACAAAGAAGAGAAATTTGATTATTCCATCACGGAAATTAACTTAAATGGCAATTAGTTACATTCGTCACGATGAAGAGTTCTTTGGTATAGTTAAACTCACCAATGGTGAAGAGCTATTAGCGAAGATGCTCGTCTTTGAAGATTCAATAGAACAAGAGGGTACCATCACAGGTACCGACTTATTATTTGTGTCTGAACCTGCCAAGGTTCACGCCACTGATATGGTGAAGGATGGTCAGCGTGCAAGTTTAGTTGGATTAAAAAAGTGGATGGTCTTTTCTGATGAAGAGTTTTTTATAATACCTGAAGATCATATTTTATCCATCGCGCCGATGTCGTCGGACACGATTACGATGTATAAATTATTTGTTAAAGCAGAATTTAAAGGAGAGAGTGTAGACCCTGCCTCCATCAAGCACAAAGAGATTCCAGTTAATCAAAATATGGGTCTCGTTGGTAAGGTAGAGGAGGCTCGTAGAAACTTAGAGAACTTATTTAAACAGTAG